CCTCAGACTGCTGAAATATTTTTTGAAGAAGTATTAATGGCATGTATATTTTATGGTATGCCAATATTGTGTGAAAATAATAAACCTCGTTTATTGTATCATTTTAAAAATAGAGGATATAGAGGGTTTAGTTTAAACAGGCCAGACAAGACATATAATAAATTGTCTAAAACTGAAAGAGAGTTAGGAGGAATTCCCAACACCTCTGAAGACGTTAAACAATCACACGCCTCTGCAATTGAGTCGTATATTGAAAAACACGTAGGATTAGATATGGAAGGTGCTTATAGGGATAAAGACGATATAGGAAGTATGTATTTACAAAGAACATTAGAAGACTGGGCAAAATTTGACATTAACAACAGAACAAAATTTGATGCATCTATTAGTTCAGGATTATCAATTATGGCAAATCAAAAACACCTATATACTCCAACTCAAAAACAATCAAAAATAAGCATTAACTTTGCAAGATATAATAACAAGAACTCAGTAAGTCAACTCCTTAATAAATGAAAGAAGTAACAATAGATATTCAGGCTGCTGCATTCCCAGATCAATTTGTTTCTGATTCCACAAAAGACACAATGGAGTATGGATTGCAGATAGGTCAAGCAATTCAATACGAATGGTTTAGAAGAGACAGTGGATCTTGTAGATTTTACAATCAATGGGAGGAATTTATGCGTTTAAAATTATACGCAAGAGGCGAGCAATCTATATCAAAATATAAAAATGAATTAGCAATAGATGGCGATTTAAGTTATCTAAATCTAGATTGGACACCAGTTCCTATTATTCCAAAGTTTGTAGACATTGTTGTAAATGGCATGTCTGACAGACTTTTTAAAGTTAAGGCCTATGCTGAAGACGCAATGTCAGCAGAAAAAAGAAATGAATTTCAAAGACAGATTGAAGGGCAGGTAGTGGCTAAACCGTTATTTGAACAAATTGAATCTGATTTTGGAGTTAGTGTTTTTCAAGAAGATCCTGCTACATTACCAGAATCTGATGATGAGATGGAGTTGTATATGAATTTGAATTATAAACCAGCAATTGAAATAGCTGAAGAAGAAGCTATTAACACGTTGTTTGCGGAAAACCATTATAATGATATTAGAAGTAGAGTTGATTATGATTTAACTACAATAGGAATAGGAATTACTAAACATATGTTTTTGCCTGGAGCAGGTGTAAAAATAGAGTATGTTGACCCAGCTAACGTGGTGTATAGTTATACTGAAGATCCGTATTTTAAAGATTGTTTTTATTGGGGAGAAATCAAAACAGTTCCTATGACAGAACTTATTAAAATTGATCCAGACTTAACAAATGATGATTTAAATCAAATAGCCAAGTATAGTCAGTCGTGGTATAATTATTTTAACACTTCTCAATTCTCAGAGAACAGTATGTTTTATAGAGAGACGGCTACATTAATGTATTTTAATTACAAGACTACACATAGTTTTGTTTATAAAAGAAAAAAATTAACTGACGGAAGTTATAAGACAGTTGAGAAAGATGATCAATTCAATCCTCCACAAGAAATGATGGATGAAGGAAAGTTTGAAAAAGTCACTAAAAGAATAGATGTTTGGTATAATGGTGTTATGGTTATGGGAACTAATATTTTGCTAGAATGGAAATTAGCAGAAAATATGGTTCGACCTAAATCCTCTAATCAATTTGCAATGCCCAACTACGTGGCGTCTGCGCCAAGAATGTACAAAGGACAATTAGAGTCTCTAGTTAGAAGAATGATTCCTTTTGCTGATCTAATCCAGATGACTCATTTAAAAATACAACAAGTTGTATCAAGAGTGGTTCCAGATGGTGTGTTTATTGATGCGGATGGATTAAATGAAGTAGACTTAGGAACTGGAAACGCTTATAATCCTGAAGATGCCTTAAGATTGTATTTTCAAACAGGTAGTGTTATAGGTCGTAGTTTTACTCAAGACGGAGAATTTAATAATGCAAAAGTTCCTATAACTCAATTAACATCTAATAGCGGTGCTAGTAAAATGCAAATGTTAATTGCTAATTACAATCATTATTTAGATATGATTAGAGCTGTAACGGGATTAAATGAAGCTAGAGACGGAAGTACTCCAGATCCTAATTCGTTAGTAGGGGTTCAAAAGCTAGCAGCTTTAAATTCTAATACAGCAACTAGACATGTATTACAAGCAAGTTTATACATTACAAGAACACTAGCTGAATGTTTATCAATTAGAACAGCTGATATATTAGAATATGCAGACTTTAAAGATGAGTTTGCTATGCAAATAGGAAAGTATAATACAAGAATTTTAGAAGAAATTAAAGATTTATATTTATTTGATTTTGGAATATTTATAGAAATGGCTCCAGATGAAGAGCAAAAAGCCATGTTAGAACAAAATATTCAAATGGCTTTATCTAAAGAAAATATAAACTTAGAAGACGCTATAGATATTAGAGAATTAAATAATATTAAAATGGCTAATCAGCTTTTAAAACTAAAAAGAAAACAAAAGCAAGAGTTAGAGCAATCTCAAAGAGAACAAGAACAACAAATGCAAGCTAAAATGCAAATGCAAGCTCAAGAAGCGCAAGCTCAGTTAGAGTCTCAAAAAATGCAAATGGAAACTCAATCTAAAATGCAAATAAAACAAGCTGAGGTTGGATTTGATATTGAAAAGCTTAAAAATGAAGCTGCGCTAAAAGTTCAGTTAATGCAAACAGAATTTGAATTTCAAATGCAACTAAAAGGTGTGGAGCAAGAAGGGCTTCAAACTAGAGAAAATGAAAGAGAAGTTGCAAAAGACGAAAGAATAAGCCAGCAGTCTACACAAACCTCTAAAATGATTGAGCAAAAGAAAAGAGATTTGCCAGCAATTAATTTTGAATCAAACGAAGACAGTTTGGATGGTTTTGATCTTGCTGAATTTGAGCCTAGATAGCCTAAAATAAATATATATAAATGTTTAACTTTATAAAAAATTAAATCAAATGGAAATAAAAGTAAGAGATTTAGGGGTTGTTGAAGAAAAATCCCGTGCAGAAATCGAAGAGCAATTGCTTAAAAAGCATGAAGAAAAGTTTGAAGATTCAGCAGAACCAACAGATTCAATAGATAAAATAGACATGTCAGCTCCGGCTGAAGGTTCTAAGACTGAATTAGTTGAAGACGAAAAACCTCCCGTGCCAGAGTTAAATGACACAGACGTTCTTTCTTATATTAAGAATAGATATAATAAGGATATAAATTCAGTAGATGAATTATTTGCGGAAAAAGAGGCAAATGAGGAATTACCTGAAGATGTATCTGCGTATTTTAAGTACAAAAAAGAAACCGGACGTGGAATTGCAGACTTTTATAATTTACAAAAAGACTACAGTGATATGGACGACGATGATGTACTAGCTAATTACTATGGTATGACTGAAGAAGGTCTAGATGCTATAGACATTCAAGATATTATTGAAGACAAATTTAGTATTGATGAAGATCTAGATGAGCCTAAAGATATCAAAAGATTAAAATTAGCGAAAAAAAGAGAACTTGCGAAAGCTAAAAAGTTTTTGAATGAACACAAAGATAAATATAAAGTTCCGCTTGAGTCGAGTAGGGATGGATTGTCTGCTGAACAACAAGAAAATTTAAATGCTTATAAGAGTTACATTGACGAATCTAAATCTATTGAGGAGCATACTCAAAAAAAGTATGATTATTTTTTAAATAAAACCAATGAGGTTTTTAACAATGATTTCAAAGGTTTTGATTTCAATATTGGAGAAAATAATATTACTTACAAACCTGGGACTTCTGATGAGCTTAAAAATGTTCAATCTGATATCAATAATTTTATTGGTAAATATTTGGATAAAGATGGGTTGATCACAAACCCTAAAGATTATCATCGTTCTTTAGCTGTAGCTATGAACCCTGAAAAGTTTGCTCAATTTTTTTACGAACAAGGTGTCTCGAACGCTGTAGATAATGTTACTAGGAAATCTAAAAACATTAATATGGATATGAGACAGGCTCCCCAAACCGTTTCAAAAGACGGAATGAAAATAAGGCCCGTAGGAAATACTGATAGTGGAAGAGGACTTAGAATTAGAAGTATTAAAAGAAATTAACATTAAAAAAAATTAAAATTATGGCAGTAAATGCAATCCCTGGTTTTGATTTGCAACCAAGTTCACAACAAGTGCCCTTGTCTACAAATTACATTCCTAGCTCAGGTTTTACCTGGGTTCAACAATATCTTCCTGACACGTACGAAAAAGAATTCGAGCGTTACGGAAATAGAACAGTATCTTCATTCTTAAGAATGGTAGGTGCTGAAATGCCTTCTAACTCTGACCTTATTAAATGGGCAGAACAAGGAAGACTACATGTTAAATATAGATCTTGTACAGCAGCAGCTGGATCACTTGGTCTAGATGCGGCTGTTTGGACAATCAATAATGCGCTTGAAAATTTCAACCCTGCATTAGCTGGAACTCCAAATCAAGCAGCTCTTAGAGTTGGTCAAACAGTTGTTATTTCTGATAACACTGTAGGATCTAATTTACAAAATAAAGGTATCATTACCGTAGCTCCAACGGCTGCAAATCCAAATCAAGTAACAATTGCTTACTATGAAGCGGGTGGACAAGCAATGGCTGCTGCAGTAAATTGTGATATATTTATTTATGGTTCTGAATTTAACAAAGGAACTGTTGGAATGGTAGGTTCTAACGAAGCTGATGATTTCATCTTTGAAAACAAGCCTATTATTATCAAAGACAAATATTCTGTATCAGGATCTGATATGGCTCAAATTGGTTGGATAGAAATTACAACTGAAAATGGAGCAAGTGGATATTTATGGTACTTAAAATCTGAGCACGAAACAAGACTTAGATTTGAAGATTATTTAGAAACTGCAATGTTAGAAGCTGTACCTGCAGAGGCTGCTTCTGGAGCTGCATCTTACCTTCAAAATGGAGGAGTTGGATTAGGAGCTGCTGGTGCGGCAAACCTTAATGGTTCTGACGGTGTATTTTTTGTAGTTGGAAATAGAGGAAATGTATTTGGTGGTGGTAACCCACAAAACCTTGCTGCATTTGATTCTATTATCCAAAGACTAGATAAGCAAGGAGCTATAGAAGAAAATGTAATTTTCTGTAATAGACAATTCTCATTCGATATGGATGATATGTTAGCTGCACAAAACTCTCACGGAGCGGGTGGTACATCATATGGTTTATTTGACAATGATAAAGACATGGCTTTAAATCTTGGATTTACAGGATTTAGAAGAGGTTATGACTTCTACAAGTCTGACTGGAAATATCTTAACGATCCTACTATGAGAGGTGGTGTAACTGCCGGTGGAATCAACGGACTTTTAGTTCCTGCTGGTTCAACTACGGTTTATGACCAAATCTTAGGTAAGAATGCTAAAAGACCTTTCTTACATGTTAGATATAGAGCTTCAGAAACTGAAGACAGAAGATACA